AGGTAATTTATTAAAAAGAATGAAGGATACTTTTATATGTGAAGAGCGCGTAAGAATTAAGAAACAACAACCAAGGCTAATTAAGATTAAAACAATGAAACAAACGGAAGCGTCTGTCTCTAAAACAACATACCAGGAGGAACATTTTTAATGAATACATATACTGAAATTTTTGGTTTATTAATCATAACAATATTTATGTTTGAATTAATATAATGAAAAAATTTAACTTAACTAAAAAACAATTAGAACTTTTTAATTTTATCAAAAAATATATTGATGAAAACAATATGGCACCTTCTTATGAAGAGATGAAAATAGGTACAGGAGTATCTAGTAAGTGTTTAATTTTTGTAAAAGTTAATCAATTACAAGAAAGAGGGTGGATAGAAAAACTGCCAGGAAAAAATAGGAGTATAATAATAAAAGAATGAAAACAATAATATTAGGACCACCAGGAACCGGGAAGACAACAACACTACTGAATCTGGTCGATGAGTTTATTCAGGACGGTATAAGACCAAAACAAATAGGGTATTTCTCATTTACTAAAAAAGCTGCAACGGAAGCAGCATCGAGGGCCGCGGAAAAGTTTGGCCTGGACATAGATAATGATTTAACTTACTTTAGAACTTTGCACTCATACGCATTTAATCAATTGGGTATGACTCGAGAGAAGATGATGGGAAGTGAAGACTACAAAGAGTTTGGTGAAAAATGTGGGATACCTATTAAGGTTGCAAGATTCTCTGAAGGTGATGGTACATTTAATTCCGACAATGAATATCTTACAATAATAAATACTGCAGCAGTAAAGAGAATGGATCTATTGGAGTATTACGATTCAAGAAAAAATATATTAGACATAGAACGAAACACTTTGTTTTTGTTATCAGAAGAACTCAAAAGATTTAAAAAAGAAAAAGGACTCAAAGACTTTAATGATCTGTTAGAAGATTTTATTGCAAAAGAAAAACACAATAAGTTTGAAGTATTATTTATAGATGAAGCACAAGACTTATCTTTGCTGCAGTGGGAAATGGTAAGAAAGATTTGGAGTCGTGCAGAAAAAACTTACATAGCAGGTGACGATGACCAAGCTATTTTTAAATGGGCCGGTGCAGATGTAGATCACTTTATAGCATTAAAAGAAGAAGTAGATGATATACAAACATTAGATCAATCTTATAGAATCCCTGGTGGACCTATACACGAACTATCACAAAAAATAATTAATCAAGTACAGAACAGATTTGATAAAGATTATAAACCTAGAGAAGAACACGGAGTCTTGAAAAGATATTCTGATATTACACAAGTAGATATGAGTGAGGGCAATTGGTTAGTGTTATCTTCTGCAAATCATTTTTTAGATTCTGTCAAAGAAGTATGTGAGCTGCGGGGTTGGTACTATCAATACAAAGGACGTAATTCTATACCACTTAAACTATTATTAGCATTAAACAATTGGGAAGCTTGGCGTAAAAACGCATTGCTCAATCATCTTGAGATAAAAAATATATATGAATATCTAGGATCAAATGTATTAGAAGGATTTAGAAAAGGTAAAACATTACACGCAGATAATAAATACAGTTTAGAAGATTGTCAAAAGGATCACGGTTTAATAGTCAACACAGTTTGGTACGAAGCATTTGAAGGATTAGATCCTATGACAGAGAATTACATTCGTAATATGAGGGCGAATGGTGAAACACTAAATAAAAATCCTCGTATAACAATGTCAACAATACACGGAGCGAAAGGAGGAGAAGCTGACAAAGTTTTATTGATGCAAGATATAACAAATGCTGCACTTGAAACATTTAGTTATGATCCGGATGAACTACATAGATTATTTTATACCGGAGCGACGAGAGCGAAGCGTGAATTACACGTCTTGGACCCAAGAGACTTTGATCGAGCTTATATATTATGAAAATACCAAAACAACATAAACAAAATACCAGAGAAGAGAGACAAATAATACAAGATGCGTTTATGAAAAGTCGTCATAGTTTTTTAGATGATTATGATAAACATCAAAAAATAATAGAAGATAATTTTCCTTTGTATGCAAAAGATGAAACTCAAGTTCCTTGTTTATTAACAATGGATATTATTTATAATTCAAAAGGTCATATGACAGAGAAAGGATTTTTAGCTTATAAAGCTTTTGTTCAAGATGTATTGGATGGTTGGAAACCTCCTGTAACATTTGAAGTTATTGAAGGAGGAAAAAATGACAAATAAAGAATTATTTAAAGGGACAACATACGATAGTTTAGAAAAGCAGGTAGGCGGGAAACACTACCGAAATATGCGTATTCAACCTGCACATTTTATAAATGAAAACAAGTTGCTTTTTGCAGAGGGCAACGCTATAAAGTACATCTGTAGACATCAATCTAAAGGAAAAGAAGAGGACGTGAAGAAGGCAATACACTATTTAGAAATGATTCTTGAAAGGGACTATTCGTGAGAAGTACCCAGATACCATTGTTCACACCAGAAACAGAATGGGTTATGCCAGAAGAACTAAAAGATCTTCGTGGACACAAAGAAATAGCAATCGATTTAGAGACTAATGATCCTAATTTAAAAGAGCTAGGCTCTGGTAATGTCACTGGAAAAGGGCACATTGCAGGCATTGCGGTGGCCGTAGAGGGCTGGTCAGGGTATTTCCCTATCCACCACGAGTCTGGTGGTAATATGGACAAAAATCTCGTTTTAACTTGGCTCAAAGATATTTGTAGCCAGGTAGATACTACCTTTATATTTCACAATGCAATGTATGATATCTGTTGGTTAAGATCAGCAGGGGTAATAGTCAAAGGTAAAGTAGTTGACACTATGATAGCAGCGTCTTTGATTGATGAGAATAGATTGTCTTATCAATTAAATACACTAGCAAGATTTTATATAGGTATGGGTAAGGATGAAAGTATTCTTAATGCAGCAGCAAAAGAATATGGACTAGATCCTAAAAAAGATATGTGGAGATTGCCAGCGCTTTTTGTTGGACAGTACGCGGAACGTGATGCAGAGTCTACACTTAAACTTTGGAAAAGATTAGAGACAGAATTATATCAACAAGAGTTATGGGATGTATTTAACCTGGAGACAAAATTATTTCCTTGTTTAGTTGATATGAGATTCAAAGGTGTAAGAGTTGATCTTGACAAAGCAGCTAACATTAAAAAAAATCTTATGGATCGTGAGTCTAAAATTGTTAGTAAAATCAAAAGTTTAACAGGAGTTGATGTAGAAATACACGCAGCTCGAAGTATCGCAAAAGCTTTTGATAAATTAAAACTTCCGTATGACAGGACAGAAAAAAGTAAAGAACCAAGTTTTACAAAAAACTTTTTACAAAACCATCCACACGAATTACCAAAACTAATTGCAGATGCAAGAGAGATAAACAAAGCTCACACTACATTTATAGATTCAATAACTAAACACGCAGTTGATGGTAGAATACACGCAGACATAAATCAAATTAGATCAGATGCAGGCGGAACTGTAACAGGTAGATTCTCTATGAGTAATCCAAACCTACAACAGATACCTGCAAGACATCCTGAACTTGGACCAATGATTAGATCTATTTTTATTCCAGAAGAAAATACTACGTGGGGATCTTTTGACTACTCACAACAAGAACCAAGAATTTTAGTACACTATGCAAAGTTACAAAACTTGTCTGGTGTTGATGAAATTGTAGATGCATACAATGCAGGTGATGCAGACTTCCACCAGGTTGTTGCAGATATGGCAGGCATTGAACGTAAGCAGGCCAAAACAATTAACTTGGGTTTGATGTATGGTATGGGTAAAAATAAATTAATGGCAGAGTTAGGTTTGATGAAAGAATCTGCAGAAAAATTAATAAAACAATATCACACAAAAGCACCATTCGTAAAACAATTGATGGATAATGTATCTCGTAAAGCAAATGATCGTGGTAAGATCAGAACTTTACTTGGTCGTGCGTGTCATTTTGATCTATGGCAGCCTACACAGTTTGGTATATTTAAACCATTGCCGTTAGAGCAAGCGCGAAAAGAATATGATGAACCACTTAAACGTGCATTTACATACAAAGCATTGAATAAATTAATACAAGGAAGTGCAGCAGATATGACTAAAAAAAGTATGGTAGCATTGTATGAAAATGGTATAATACCACACATACAAATTCACGATGAAGTGGATATCTCTGTTGAATCTCCAGAAAAAGCTGAAGAAATAATTAGCATAATGGAATCCGCAGTAGATTTAAAAGTTCCAAACAAAGTGGATTATGAACAAGGAGAAAATTGGGGCGATATTAAGTAATGGCTTTATTGAATGCTGATATCCCACCAATGTATTGTAAAGTACGAAAGGAGTATCTTTATGACTTTAAAAAACATCACGGAGAAAGTGAAGAGTGTGTTGTCTTCGGGCTGGCATCTATGGCAGGAGCTGCAACACTATTTCACATTATGTTACCAAATGGTGCGGTCTTTTTTAGATTGCCTATATCAGCGTTTTTTCAAAAAGAATTTGACAGAAACGCAGTGCCTGATATGCAAGTGGACACCCTTCAGCTGTGGAATAGCTTTAGTTATTATCCTAGTGTGCATCATTTTGGTTATCTAACATCCCAACGCGGTAAATATTTCGGAAAAGATAAAAAAGAATATTTTGGTGAATACCTTTTCACTATTGATTGGTGTCATCCGGAAAGTAATATTCTGGATACTGAACACAGTGAGATTCCTCACGAGCATAAGTGTGGACACGTTCTTGCTCTTGATAATGGGAATTATGCTATTCAGCCTAACAATCGTATCCTTTGGAATATTAGTAATTTTACCACTAGAAACGACATACCAGACTATAAGGTTCAAACTACGGAATGGAATGTTGAGAATCAAGGCTGGGTTACAGAAGATACGGACAAAATGTTCTACAAAATAGAGGACAAATAGTGTAAAATACTTGGCTATGAATATAGAGGTAGCCAGGAATGAATTATTATTTTACAGGAACTTTAATTATATTA